GTGAGGCCGCTACTATCGCAGGCGTAACGCGAAACGCTATCGCCTACTGGATAGCCAGCGGCAAAATCAAGGCGGAAAAACAGCATGCTACGGCTCAATCCGGACCCCGGTGGGTGCAGGTCATCGAACGCGATGATCTCGAAAAACTCATGGAAGAGATAATGCGATGAAAACAGCGTGTGTAGTATTACTCTGGATTGCGGTTGCTGCCGTATGGCTCGCTACACCGGCAGCGAGGCGGATGAAATGGCATCGATAAACAACAGCGCCACGGCGCGAGGAGAATAAAAATGAAACTGGACACTGAAAATCTGACTCTGAATGGAATCGAAGGAGAGGGGGAGAAATGACAAGAAAAGAACTTGAATCCATGGTTTCCGATTTTGACGAAATGATCAAAACGAATCTTGATGAAAGTATTGACCTGTTTTGCGACAAGCTCGCAAAAGAAGGCGGCCCTGCGTTTTATGAAACCGCCGAGAATTTCAGGCGGCGCGGATGGAAAACAGCAGCCAATTACGCAGTATCGAAGGTGAACAAATGACGACGACCCGTAAAATTTTGATCAGCGCCGGACACTCCGGCGTATTCGATAACTACTACGCTACCGCAGGCAAGCGCTCGCCTGAAATCGGCCCTCCGACAATGGGTTTTTTCGAGGGAGAAAAAAACCGCGAGCTCGCTGGCGGACTCTCTGCCCGCCTCAAGCAACAGAGTGTGTCTGTATGCATTCTGAACCCGTCGCCGATGAGCGTGCCCGAGTCGGCACAGGTGGCGTATGCTCGCCAGTGCGTGGCCCATTTCGGGGCACAGAACGTGCTGCTCTTGGCGATCCATAATAACGCGCAGGGCAACGGATCTGAGTGGACGGACGCGCACGGCGCAACGCTGTTTACTCGACGCGATCCACCACCTGAAAACATTTTGCCGGCGGGACAAATTCTGTCGGCGTGGTGTGATTCAACGGGGCTTTTTAATCGCGGAGTACAACGAAAAAATTTCAACATTCTGATGGGCGCTCCGTTATCTGTTCTGCTCGAGTGTGCGTTCATGACCAACAAATCAGACTGCCAGATTCTGTCCGCGCAATATCATAAGGGCATCGCCGCGATCGGTGATGTGCTGGAAGGGTGGGCGAATGCCAACGACTGAACTACTCGCAGAAATTGAGGTTCTGAAAAAGCAAATTGTCGGCTTGAAAATGAACTACTCGGATTGCTCGATACGGCTCGAAGAGTGGGAAGAGAGGGCATCCGAAGAGGCGATATACGCCTCTGATATGGAAGAGCGTTCTATTCGTGCCGAGCGCATGGCCGCGCTGTGGAAACGGGCAGCGAAGAGTAACTTCACTGCGTACAATATCACGGTTGCTCACTTTGACGAAGCCCTAGAAGCAGAAGACAAAGCAGAGCGTGAACTCGCCGCGCTGAAAAAGGATGCGCGGGTGCTGGCTACGTGGAGCGGAAATAAAGAAGAAATCAACGCCGCAATAGCTCGCATTCTCGAAGCGACGAAGGAGGTGGAATATGAAAAATAACTGCGACGTGTCAGGGCAGCACGGAGACCGCGCCGAGTGCAAGGGCGAGTACGAATCAGACGGTTGCGACCATTGGGGGCCGCGCCAAACGTCGGACAAGTGCTACCACTACAACTGCGGATACTGCCACTCGTTGACCGCTATCCGCGCTGTGATCGAGGCGGAAGGCATGAAAATGAATTGCCCGGATTGCGGATCCGAAAAAACGCTGCTCTGCGATTGCTGGAAGGCTTCCGACCATATTGCCGACGCCAGCAAAAAGGTGGGAGAATGAAACGGTATGACGTGTTGGTGTATAGAATTGATCAGACTCACATTGATGTAGAATACAAACCCAGCGAATACGGAATGTGGGTAAAGCACGACGACTCCGAAGCCGAGATCTCCAAGCTCCGCCGGTGCGGGACGTGTAGGTGGGGGAGAGTATGGGACATGGGCGGCATGACGTGTGAAAATGCTAACAGCTGCGACAAGTGGGAAATGGACGAAGAATGAAACTCACAATCGAAGAAATAATGAAAGAGAGCCACATTACCGCCGTGGAGCATGGATGGTGGGAAGGCGAGCGCAACAATGGCGAGATGATAGCGTTGATGCACTCGGAACTATCAGAAGCTCTTGAAGCGCTTCGACATGGCAACGTACCGTCTGACCACATTCCAAATTTCAGCGGTGTCGAAGAGGAATTTGCAGATGTGATTATCAGGATCGCTGATATTTGCATAGAGCGTGGATGGGATCTCGAAGGGGCAATCAAGGCAAAGATGGAATTTAACAAGAGCCGTCCGTATCGGCACGGCGGAAAGAAGTTTTGAATGAAACCCCTCATCCTATTCTTGATTTTCTCCGCCGTCGCCGTCGCAAGCACAGCGCAGACGGTTGACCCGCTGGACGCGGCAACGCTTGCCCTTGTGTAGGTAGCACCGAATCACCGGCTCAATGAAGCAGGGGCACGCTCGGCGTTTGTGGACGATCTGACTGCTGCGGCGAATGAGTACGACATCGATCCGTATCTGCTGCTAACGATTGCGTTTTACGAATCATCATTGCAAACAACCGCCATTGGTGGGCGCGGAGAAATTGGACTCATGCAGATATTGGGAGACGCGGCGCAAGATTGTGACCTGCTGACACAACGCGGCCAATTGACGTGCGGATCGCGCTGGCTTGCGAAAGCCTATGAGGTATGCGGCACATGGCCGCGCGCGCTGACGATGTACGCTACGGGTGAATGCAAGACAAAATCTGACCGCGTAAAACGGATCATAAAATTCAGGATCTCAAAATGGGAGGAGTTGAAAAATGACTGACGCATTCGAGCGTTCAACCGATGGCAAATATCTGACCATGACTATTAAAGATGATGACAAACGCAGATATGCAGATGTAGCAGAAGAAAAAATAACAGAGTTGCAGGCTGAAAAAAAAAAAAGCACTCTTGGAGTGCATCAAAAAAATGTAGATGTGTGTTAAAACTTTAAAATCAGCCAACAACCTCAAACCCCAGGGCAGTCAGCACGGCGGAAGCGACGATCAAAACCACACGAAATAAAATCGAACTGGTATCAATACCAAAAAGTTTTGACACAACTGGCCGTGGGATCTGCGAGTCGCTTCTGATTTTTCTTTGGCTAACGGCATTCAGATCCGCGCGCAAAGTGGCAACTTCCCCTGCCAACTTTGGCCCCTCACAATTTCGATGTAGGTCATACAGATCGGAAATCTCTTTTCTCATTTCCTTCTGTCCATCCTTGACATCCACCAACCCACTCTCAAGCCGACCGAGCGATCCATTGATAGTCATCAACTGAGTCAGTATTGTATCTTCTCGGGTCATGGCGTGTACCATACATAAAGCTTTTTATCCGTCCCTGAATCCGGGTCAGATATCGACCCAACCAACGTCGTGGCACCTACCCGTGCTGTACCAGATGAGTTGGTTACACCGATGAAGCAAGGACAACTCGCTACTGCTCCTGAGGCTAAAATACACGAGAATGCTGCACCAATAATTTTTGAACCAAAGGGAATATCAGTAAGAGTTAAAACGTCCGTGGATCTCCAAAGCAAACCACTCCCTGAGTCTACGGTAAAAGTCAATGCAGAGGCATCATAAGATTTTAAATTTGCGGATAACCCATTGTATGAAACGCCTTTTTCAAAAATGGTTGTGCTGGTTGATCCATCACTAACTCCGACTCCACCAACATTCATCTTGCATGTACGCCCACTTGATGCGGAATAGTATTCTAGTGAATTCTCAGCAATACCGGTTCCTGCCATGAACTTGATGAATGACCCATCAGATAAATTCAAAAGCCGGATCAAATTCGGGGACATTGCAAAAACAAAATTCCCGTCTGTGATGTCCGTTGTTCCGGCGATCAAATCCGAAAGCGAGATCCCCGCGTTGATGTATTCCGCGAGGGCTTTAAGGATCATATCCCTTTTGTTCTGTCGTTCATTCTCCCAGTCCATAGCCGGCTGCTCACCGGGTAGCCACCCGAGATCGATCTTCGCGTTGCTCGGGGTTTCCTTCAACCCCGCGCTGGCCCATGGTCTGATCACATCAATCGTCATAACTCAACCTCCACATCACACCGGTTCTGCCGGCCAGTTTGCAATTACCAAATCGATCCCCGCGCCCACTGGTGCAAAATCGCGCAACGTCACGCGATCGGAATATGTCAGGTATTCCGACAGCGTAATAACCACCGCACCCGGTGTGCTTTCGATGGCGTCGACCACATCGCCGAATGTCGCGATGACCCACGAATAGATCGACGGTATGGACGGCGCCACGCGCGCCGCGTTGAACTTCGCACGGATGCGCCGGCGATATGTCTCATCATCGGCAAGCGTTGCCGAGGGCAGCCCGCGTGACGTTGCATACTTCCCACCCGATGTCGGGTCGGCAAGACTGGAATAGCCCTTGTCCGGGTTCTCAGCGTCGCCTACAGCACGGTATGTAAAGATCGGCGTTTGCTCGGCATAGGGACGGGCGACACCTGCAATAATCCCAAGAGTGTCCAGCCACACGCCCCCGGCGGTGTCTATCCACCGGCTTGAGAGCAAGTCGGCGATCATCGCGTCGCCATCGTCAAACCGCTCGCCGATGGCCACAAGCAACGCGTGCAGCTTCGACGATACCGCGAATTGATCGAGCAATCGCGAGAGCATCAACGCTGTGCTTGCCGTCGTCATACGCCCACCACCGTGATCGATGCCGTGTCAATTGTCGGTAGTTCGTCCGATGCCAGCACCAGATCGGCCGACGATGTCGGCGGGTTTGTCAACCCGATTTTAACCGCGTGGATCGAATGCCCTCCGACGGTATTGATCGGCGAATACAGCCGGGACGCCTGGATCGTTGCGCCAAGCGAGAACGGCGCGATCAACGTGCCGTCGAGATCAAAAGCGCCTGTGAAGTAATCGACGATTTGTTGTTTGATCAGGTTGTCGCCGTTGCTCGGGTACGCGGCCGTCTTGTGCAATTCGACCTTGACATAAATTGGCACATCAACCGGCCGACTCCAATACACGCGGAAGGTCTGCCCGGTGATCGGGTCTGCATAGTCGTAATAATCCGACCCGTACCAGCCAATACCGGCGGGGGCGGCGGTGTAGATGACAGCGGCGATCTCCTCGTCCGTACCGCCGCGCACCACACACCAGATCGAATTCGCCGGGATACCACGTGAATCCGTCTCACTGGTTTTGTTGTCGAGTACCGACACCAGATCCACGCTGTCGATATTCGCGAGCGCGGAATAGATCGCACCTGTCGACCCTGCACCATTCGCACGGGCGGCGTTGTGCCTGCGGATCCGCAGGTCGGTATCACTTTCTTCGAGTGACCCGACGCTCGCCGCGCTCGCATTTGTCACCGACGCCCACCCGAAAACAGGCGTTTCAATTTTCGTGAGGCTTCCGGCTTCGGCGACAATCGCCCCGGGCTCGATCGCCGTCGCGCTCACCTGCTCGGTGCCCGACGGCGCGACGACCGTCTCGCTGTCGGTGGCAAATTTCACACCGGTGATCGGGTCTGATACCTGTGATCCAGCGGGTATTGTCGACCCTTTGCTGTTTGCCGTGACGGTCAGCGATACCGATGAATAAACAGCCTCGCGACGTTCGATTCCGTTGAGCATAACGAGCTCGGACAAGATCGTGCCGTTGGCAGAATTCGGGTTGAAGTTGCCCGAAAGGATCTGGATCAACTCGTTCTGATTTGCGATCCGCTCTGAAATGATCGCGACAATCTGACCAAAAACAGACTGCGGGTCCAGCCGGATGGATTCGCCGAAAGCCGCTTTCAAGTCTGCCTCAATCGCGGCTTTTGTCTCTTGGTAGGTGTCGACCGTCAGGCCGGTATTGTCAAAAGTGCTCATGCTCCCGCCTCAATTCTGACCGCGCCCCATGTCGTCACCGCCTCAAACGTGACCACGGCTTTATGCGCCACCGGATCAACGCCGAATTCAAAAGCTGCGATCGTATCGACACCGTTGATCCTTGCGATTGTATCCCACAATATTTTCGCCTTTTCCTCATATGATGTCGATACCGTGAACATCCCATCAAGCCACGGGATGCCGATGGTGTAATCATAGTACCACTCGCCCTCGATCGTCAACAATGCGATCCCGCCTGCCTGTGCGACTTCCGCGCCATCGGACACCAGCGCCAGATCGCCGCCGGCCAGTTCGAGATCATAATCTGCCCCGAGTTTTAGATCGATCATTCTGCTCTCACTTTCTGTTGTCCCGATGCCGACACCTTGACGCCGCCGGACACGCTGCCGACGCCCCCACCGGTCAGCGTACCCGATGCCGACAGTGTGCCGGTGTCGCCTTTGAGCACCACCGCTTGACCATCGGCCGTCACATTGATCGCCGATGCCATGATTGACCCACCGCCCGCAACGGTGCCTTTTACGAACCCGGCTGAATTACCTTTGGCGAAAGTAAATGTGATCGCCCCGGCGAATATCCCCGCGTCATCTACGGCAACTTTACCGTGAGGCGTGGTGGTGATCGTAAATGTCCCGCCGCTGATAGGGCTCCCACTCACGTGCGCGAGCTTGCACCCGTCCACGGCGATCCACTGTAGCGTCATGGTGTCACCTCAAGATGTCCGTTGATGCTGACCACGCCGTCGTCACCGAGGGCTACAACTGCCGACCCATATGTGAGGGTCACGCCTGCGGGTATCGCACCTGCGCCCGAGTACGGGATCAACCCTGGGATCGCTATTGCGTCGGACAGGTCAAAAGCCCGCGATGATGCCGGGTCGACAACGTCGCCGGAATCTAACCACGTCTCGATCGCACGCTCGCTGAAAATCAAAAGCACCGTGTCGCCCACCGCGATCGGGAACGTCAGTCTGAACCCATTGCCACCTGGGTAGATCAACGGAACGTCCATCAATTCGGGGAGCGCCATCGGGTCGCCGCCTTCACGTTTGATCTTGAGTGCCGGCTGCACACTGACTTTATGTCCTCCGTCCCATGCAGTCACGATGCCGGGGGTTGCGGTATGCACGCGGTTGATCACCCAGTCGGAGATCAGGCCGTCAAGAATCGTTTCCATCGGGATGTTACGGCGCATAGCTCACACCTTCCGCACGGGTGCTGAAATCCGCCCCGAAGTTATCCCCTGAGTATGTGGCCGACACCACCCGATAAACGCCCGACGCAGGCGGCGGGGCGCCTAGTTTTTGGAGTGCGGCGATCACCCCGGCAGGTGTCTTGATCGGCCCTTCGACTTTGATCAATTTTCCCGGGCGGATCGCCGGATTTAAAAAGCACTCAACTTCGATCCCTGTTTCCGTCAGCACCGCCGGGCCGATCAGCCCTGTGCGCGGTGTCAGTAAAACCGCCTCGGCATTTTTGCGCAGCGGTACGCCTTCCGGCCGGATCTCAAGTGTGCCATTCTGGATCGACCAGATGAACCCCAGGCCTAGACCTTTCAGGACATCAGTCAGGATGTCCACAGATCGCCCGCTGTACGTGCGCGCGTAGGCGATCGCCTCGGTGCCCAGATAGTCGTTGATGATCGGCAACCCAAGCGACCCGGCGACATCTTTGACGATGCGCTGAATCAATGTTCCGGCGGGGTACGTGCGATCGAAAAAAGATCCAGTGTACTCTTTGAGACCCTCGCCCGTTTCGATTGTTGTCTCCCAGTCCGCGCCCGTGCGCGTGTGGATGACAGACGAAACCAGCGGATCCCACGACCCTTTGAAAATCATCGACGCATCATTGCCATACCCGGCGATCAATTCCACGCCGAGCAGCCCCGCGGACATCTGAGCGCGGGTGGTCGGTGACAAGTTGTAAATGGTGATCGTCGCCTGGTTCGGTTCTTTGTCCTGTGTGACCGTCACCGAAAAGGACACGTGCAGATCTTTTACCGTGGTCATCGTACCGGAAAAGTACAGGTTGAGCTCGATCTTCCTGTCGTACAGCAGGCCCATTACAGCCCCGCGTACATGAGCGCAAAACGCCCGCCGAAGTTGTCGAAATCGGGATCGGTATTTGCCCCGGTGAGATCGATCATGTACATCCCGCCGATCTCTGTGATGGCATAGGGCGCGAGCAGGTTACACCCGCCGACGACAGCCACACCGCGTACTTGACCATCGAAGGTCATACCCTTCAAATCCATGTACCACGTGGACGCGGTGACATTCCATTTAAGCGTGATATCAACTACTTGCCCGTCAAGAGCAACTTGAAATTGCTGATAGGGATCGCCCACTGATACCGGGATTGTAAAGCCGCTCATGACCCACCCCCTATTAATTTCAACACCCTGTTTACCGCATCATCACCACCGAGGGAATCAAGCAAAGAATCGAGCTTCGATTGCGGCACTTGCTTTGCAGGCTCGGCTACTTTCGCGCCCTTCGCGGCTTTTGCAGCGGTGGTTTTTTTCGCGGCTGCGCTGGCTTTCTCCTGTAACTTTTTCGGGATCAATGAGTCATCGATCTGTGTCGTCTGCGACGATATGAATTCAACTTTTTTGAATTCGACCGAAAAGAAAAATGCCTTTGACGTGCCGGTTGTGATCTCCGGTGTGATGTTTGCGATCACCAGCTGGTCGTAAGTCTTCGACGGCGTGACAACTGAAATTATCTTTTTGCCTTTCCGCAGTGCATACAGACGATCTCTTTTTTCCTGCCATGTCCCGCTGTTGACTTTTGTTCCGCGGACAACTGAATTCAAGATGTTCCCTATGCTGTAATCCGGATCGGTGAAAATGCCGTCAAGTCGCAGCGTGTCAGGGATATTGATGATGTGATCGGTAACTTCCGACCCCGCCTCTATCGGCCGTGCTGTGATCTCGTTTGAGTATCCGGGGGTCTCCGATGTCAGCACGTCAAGCGGGATGTCATCAATGAGTACCGGCGTCGACCCGAAAATATCCTTCAATTTTTCAGGATCTTTTATGATCCCCTGTATCTGAGTGATCGCCATAACTACCGCTCCCGCCGTGACTTGTTGACAGCGCCCGTAATTCCTGCTCCCACTTTATTGTTGACATTGTTTGCAATCGACATGGGATCTCCAGCCCCAAACACATTGATTGATACCGGGGCTTGTACCGTCGTCGTCTTGCTGCTGTTCTGTGTGGTGCTGTTCTGCACGCTCGGGGACGGCGTCGGCAACCCTGACGGAGGGAGGCCATATGGATTACCAAACCCGGGCCCACCGGGGCCCGGGCCAGATGGTGCATTATTTTTTATAAACCCCCCAATAGTCTTCCACAGAGTCACTGGGAATGTCATAAAATTTTTAAGCAGATCCCAGATAAGCTGCAATACATTTGAGAATGATTCCCATGCCGGGAGCGCGTTGTATATTGCAGACGCCGCTTTTGAAAAAAAGTTTTCCGTATCGCTGATCATCCGCACCATCGCAACGTTGAATTCATCGGCGGTCATCCCAAACATGGAAGCAATGATCGGCGTGACTTCACGCTGTGCAAACTCTGCGATCTTATCTCCGATCTTCCCAAGGGCTGACTCTCCGCCGGTGAAGAACTGATATAAATCTTCGCCGAGCAAGTAGAACAGCAAGGCGAGCGCGGCAATTGCCGCTGGAATCAAAAGGATCTTAGCCTGCATCAGTAAAGCCGCAGTCCCAACTTTTTTAAATGCGGCAACAAGCTGCAATATTCGCGAGACAATTGTAGCGGTGAAAGCAAACCCCAAAGCAAGCCCGACAAGATTCAAAACTTTATCCAGACCTCCAAGGCGATCTACAAAATCACGGATCGCGCTGATCCCATTTTTGACTTTTGCAAAGAACCACACCAGCGCGCGTGATACACGGTCAGCCCATTTTCTGATCTCCTGTTGTATCAGTTCTTTGTTTGCACCGATCCACTCGTTCATCGCCTCGACCATCGGAGACAACCCGCCGCCGATCAACGAAAAGAATTCCTGTTGGATTGTCTTCAACGGATCGGCCAGTGTATCGAGTGCATTACCAAACCGCATCGCCGCCGCGCGCCCCTCGTCGGTAAAATAGTTCAGTCGATCTTGGGCCCCCATGATCTCGTCGATCGTTCCGGCCTGCGTGCGCAAGAACCCGACGGCTTTCGACCCCTCGCGACCGAGTAGCTGCTGCGCTGCTGCCATCGCTACCTGCTGATCGGTGGTGTCCTTCGCCGCCTGTGCAACCATTCTGAACTGCTGTTCCGGTGATGCCTCAATGAGATCCTTCATCGAAAGACCGAGGGCATCAGTTGCTTTTTTCAGCGTGGTGCTTTCAACCGTCCCGGCTTTGATACCACCTAGACGCTCATTAAAAGTCTTGATGATCTTCGCGGTTTTTTCAGAGGTAATCCCGACGTTGTCAAGAACCATCCCCCAGTTGTCTAGCTCCCGCCCAGACAGATTGAACGATGCCGCGAGATTTGCACTTTCAAAAGTTGCCTTGTTCACGCGCACGGCGTACGCGGTGATCCCTATCGCTGCACCTGCGACAATAGCACCGAGCTTTGCAACATCGGTGAAGACACTTTTGACTTGTGAGTTAAATGCTTGAAGTTCTCGGCTATCAACATCCCACCCGAGAAACGCGGCAAATTCTTCTACATAGTTCCCGGTGGTCATTTTCTGTCTCGCTCCGCGTCTTCGATCATCTGCTGATCGATCTCAATTTGAACGTGCATGAACTCAAGGCGATCTAAAAAATCCGGGTTTGACCATTGCTCGACCTCTTCCGGTGACACCTCGTAAAATTTCGCAACGCTGCACGCTACGACAACCCCGGCGGGCAGGGTGTGCTTTATCCCCCTTGCTTCTCCGCCGCTTCCCCTTGGGGTTGAAACGAACCGAGACGCCCCGCCAGATACGAAAAAACCCCGGGCCAGTTTCCCTTGATCGCGTGGAACAACATCACATAAAGCGCCGTCGGCTCATCGTCAAAGATCGTCATGTTGTCCAGGTCTTTAATCTCTTCGCCATCGACCACCGCCCCGCGCATCACAGCGCGCGTGATGTACTCAACTTTCGAAAACGGGATCGATGCCACAAGGTTCTTGATCGCGTCGCCGACGTTGATCGCCTCTGCGTTAACCTTCCCCGGCCCGAGCATCGACCCGAAGGCGGAGACCGCTGGCTGTAGCACCTCGTGGAACACCGCCGCCGCTTCCCACTGCGTCAGTGGGCGCAATGAGAACCGAATCGGATCACCACCCGCAAGCCGTGCGATCTCAAATTCGATATCTTTCGTAATTCTTTTCATACATCAAACCCCCTGCTGTTGATCAGATTTCTTTTGAGCCGGTGTGCAGAATGAACCCGCGAACAAACCCGAGTTTGTACTCAAGAACGGTTTCCTCTTTGCCTTTTTTCATGCGCGGAAAATCGTTGCACTTCGCCGACGATGTGAAGAACAGATCGGCCGTGCTGGTCTTGTCGGCAACAGCGATCGGGATCGGCTCGTTCGCCGCGATGAGCGCGGACAGAACGGCGTTTGTCGGTGACGACTGCATCAGGCGGATCGTAATGTCGCCGGACTTGTTCGCGCTGGCAATGTGCCGGCCGCTGCCGTCGGTGCCGACGTACTGCGTGTTAAGAGGTTCGCTGTATCCAACGTCGATCATGTCGCCATCCGCAAACCCTCTGGCGCGATGCGTGCCGATCATCACAACGACTTTCGTCGGGTCAAAGCTGGTGTATTCGCTCATATCAAATGCTCCATGTTCCCGTGATCAGCATTTCGTTGATCGCGCTGTTGAGGTACGCAAGGAAAGCGTCGTTGACGGTCAGCTTGTGGCTGGCCCGCATTGCCTGTGTGATCTGATCCGCCGATGGGAGTGTGATGACCAGCGGACGGGCTTCGGTGTTCACGATGATCCGCCGGGCGATCGCTTCCTGTGAATACTTGTTCAGGGTGCTCTCGATCACGCCGAGGGTCTCATCGTCAAACGCCGCAAGCGGGGTGTTCGCAAGATACGAAAACAGATCGTTGCGTACAGAGATATTGAACCACAACCTACCATAGATGACCCTGACCTCATCGCGGGAGAACGTCAGGCCATCAAACATATAAGTGATGCCCTTCACATTCTCTACCACGCAGCCGCCCTTGCCGCGCACAACGTCCGTTGCCGCGCTGCTGAGTGCAACCCCATATCCCGATCCCGTAATGCCTGAAAGGGCTTCCCATGCGAAGTTGCAAGTACCTTCCTTCGCGGGGATGACAGCACCGAGAACAGCAGCCCATGGGTACATGGTTGGCCGTGTGCTGATGTCCTCATAATACAGGCCGGCAGTCTTGGTATAGTTCAGCGCGCGAAGCTGGCTGAAAATATCATCCGTCACGCCGCTGTCTTTGATGTCTTCATCGGCGCTCATCACACAACCGATTTTCTCACGGGATTCAATCGCCGCGGCAAAGGCCAGAATGTCGGCGTCTGCATCGCTGTGCAACGTGATGAAAATACCCGACGGGTCGATCGCGTCAATTGCGTCAAGGGCTTGTGCGATGGTCTCCGCATCGGTGCCCGCGTTGATCGCCTGCGTGGTGTACCCGAGCAGCGCCGCAAGGTCGGTGCCCGCGGGGACGGCTTTCGGCTCGATGCTGACGCTCTTCGCCGCGCCGGTATTCGCCGGGCTGGTAAACACCACACGACCCTGTGAACCAAAACCGAGTGTCGCGCCGGTATCTGCAAATCCGGCTTGAATCTTGTCCTCGATCAGTCCGAAAACCTGCGCCATCGTGGTGGCGCCGGACAGGTCGACACCGGTGATCGATGTTGGCACCGCGCCGACCAGAATGTCAAAGGATCCATCCTCGATCGCTTCCCATGTGGCGACAGTTGTGTTCACATCGGGGAACACCGAGTAAGCCGGTGCCGCAACTTTCACCCATCTGCCGACCTGCAAAGTCTCCGGTGTGCGCTTCTGCCCGAAGTACGTCTGTGCGTACGGATAGATCGCTCCGGTGCTCTCAAAATATTCGCCATAGTCAGAAGCCGTGCAACTGATCACACGCTGGTCTGTTGGCACTTCGGCATCGTCGATCAGCAGCAAATTGATCGACAGTGTTTCAGCGGGGATCACCGCCGTGTTCAGGATCGTCTGCACGTCGATCCGGTCTTTGACTTGTACGGCCATTTTTCAATCTCCTTCCGGCGGTCGTTCCGCCGTAATTTGTTCATCCTGTGTTTCGATGTGTCCATTGATTTCAATGGCATCAACAACATAATCAGTGTAAATATATTGCCCGATGAGCGCAAAATTTAGATCCGCTTGAAAGCGCGGGTCGTGCTGTGTCGGGCCGATGGCCGACAGGTCGCGGATGGCAGACCGCCCGCGAAGCACGAGCCCCGCTGTGCTCAATGCCCCCCGGTGTGTGTAGTCCCATCGCGAATCATAAAGCCGATCCAGAATGTCCATGCCCGTGAGTGCATACACGTTGACCGAAAGCACAATTCGGCGCGGGGTGTGCAGTGTGATCTCAGACCTGATGATCTTACCTGATTCCGTGTCATAGATCGGTTCCTGCGTCTGCCATGAGAAGTCCGAAGACGATGCAGACAGAAAAGCATACGTGATATACGGCACGCCTTGCGGTGGCCGCGGGCCGTTGCTCGGCGCCGCAAAAACATAGTTCTCGCTGATGCCCGACACCAAGGCGATCCAGTCGCGCACGGCTTTGTAGATTTCGGCGCGTGTCATGTGTTCGCCCTTCGCAATATGACTTTGAGATATCCGCCCATCCGCCGGTTGTCCACCGCGTGCACTTTGTATGTCTGACCATTCCACCCGATGATATCAGCGTCTTGCGTGCCCGTGCGCGTGCGCACGTCCGCGGTCGTGTAGGTCTTGAGGTAGTCGGTGATCCGCTCGCCGGGCTCGGTGATGCTGATCTCGTTCGCCTGCACCGGCTGCGGCGATATGCCCTGTATCGTCGTCGTGGTGCCGCTCCCGCGAGTCCAGTCACCCGCGTCTGTGTACGTGCCTGCCCCCGCGCGTGTGAGAGTGAGGTCGACAAACGCCCCGCCGAAATATCGCAACAGGTTGATCGGTATCATCGCGCGGCCCTGCCCCATGTGATCGACTGCCGAAGCTGGCCGGTGTCGATCAACGGGTTATCCGACCCCTTCGCGGCGATCGTTGCATCCGCATTCGGGGGATCTTTCAATTCTGTAATTGTGTTCTTCACATCTGCAACGACCTTCAAAGCAAGCCGATCGATCGCCGCATGACTCGCCGGGTCGCGGGCGTTCAGCACTTCCTGCACGACTTTTCTCAAAGTGTCTTTGTATTCGTCGTTGTACTTCGCAACAGTGCCCCGCAAGAAAGGCCGCTCGGGGATCATGTCTGTACCAAATTCATTCCACGCGGCGATCTGCGATACCGTCTGCCCGTTGTCTGCGTTGTTGTGTTCGCCCGTGCCTTCGAGTATCCCGACCTTGACGCCTTCGCCGTGGATCTTCGCAAGCCCGGCAACGCCGCCATTCTTGACGCGGATCCTTTTTAGATGGACGCGCGCGCCCATTACACCACAAGCGCCCCGGCGCCCATGCCGATCAAAAGTCTTTGATACTCCTGCCCGTACACCGTCGACCCGTACGCCCCGCCGTCGGCGTTGCCGCCCGCGACGCTGGCGAACGTCACCGACACGTCACCGACGCTCTGCGACTGTACCGGCCCGACGGATCCCGCGCCACCACCCGCGCTGCCTGTAGCAAGTGTAAGAAAGTGCGCAGTCAGGTATGTGATCCCCTTGTCCGCGTAGACACCCCACTCATCGGCGTCAACTTCGATCGTTGCGTCGGCGATGAAGATCGCGATCCGCCCATCAGACACCGTGTCGAATTCAGGGAACCTCGCTTTGATATCGGCGGGCGTCACGGTCATCTTCAAACCTCTTTTTTGTTACGTGCTTTTTTCTTATCGGGCAATACCGGAACAGACACGGCGATCGGCTGCGGCATTTCGAATTCATCCCACACCTGCCGGACTTCCGGCGCCGACTGCGCAACGTTGACGATCAGTTGTCCGCCATTCTCCCCCGCTTTGAAAAGCGGGATCTGTCGGAGTAATCCAACCGTCACGTCATCAATATTGTTGAACCCCGGGATCACTTTGCAAATCTGCGCGATCTCTCCTTTGAAAAAGTTGAAATGGAAAACGCGCGCGGTGTTGTTTAGTACAGTTGCCATGATGGTCTTTTCTCCCCTGCAAAAAAAAGAGCGCGGGGATTTGAACCCCCGCGCCCCTGGCTGAAATCAGATGTCTTCAACGATGTACATGGAAAGCGGGTAGAACAAATTCAACCCGGCGAAAGTCGAGGTCACGATCGTCTCATACTCCAGCCCTTTCAGCTGCGGCTCGTGAAACATGATATCCTGCGGGATCTCGATCACCAGCTTGTCGGCGCGGTTGGTGTAGATGAGTGCAACATCAACGCCGTTCGTCCCCGCGCCTTCGAGCTCGGGCACCATCACGATATTCTGGATACCGCGAAGGAAGGGCGAATTGCTGGCGATCCAGTTGGCGATCGTCATGCTGTTGTCATCTGACAATGCGGTGCCCATGATGTGTGCCCACTGCGAAGGCGGAAGGGCCAGCGTGTCAGGACGCTCGACGCCTTTCGTCGCACTGAATACAGCATTGAAAGCTGCGGTGATGGCATCGCGAATCTGTACCGGTGTGCGGGTCGTCCAGTTGGAATACAACGAATTCCCGCGGGGGATGTTCGGGTGAGACATCACGCCGATCAGTCCGCTTGCGGTATCGCCATTCCACGCGATCGCGTTCATCTTCTCCTCGTTCGCCATGCGCGCGGCATCGGCGCGACGACGGTCTAGACCTTTGCCGACCATCATGGAGCTATTGATCTCCATGACCGTGTAACCGAAGGCCGAAGCCAGCGTGCGCACGGGGATCGTTGTCTCTTCGCCGTCAACGTCAACGCGCGGGATGTCCTTCGCGTTGCTGCTGATGACCTTCGCCATCCCCTTACGGTCGTAGGTGTGGAAGGTGATCGACGTGGCGCCGGGGTTGGTGTCGGTGCTGACCGGGAACACTTTGTCATAGGTCAACTGTGGATACTGCACATCATAGGTCTGTGCTTTGACGGCCATCAACTCGCGCTCGAAAAACGCGGTGCCGGCGGAATCAAGAATGTTCATATTTTTGCTCATGGTGATTGCTCCTTATTTGCCCTGATCGGCAAGTACAAGCTGCACCAAGCCGCCGGCCGTTGTTGAGGTTGTGTTGATGTAGCTTCCCGTGAGGGCTACATGCTGCCCGCCTGCACCGCCGACGCCGATCTGACCGCTCACGTTGTCGTAGTACAGCGTGGCATCGCCGGCAACCGCGGTGGTCTCACAGTCCACCCATACCGATCCCGAGCGCATGACGCTGACGGACTCGGTGTCATTGAACAGCTGCACGCCGTCGGTGTCGAGTGTCGACCCGGTGACATCGCGAAGGGCGATCCCTATCGGAGCCGCGCCGCCGCAGGAACACTGGTTCACGCCTACGCGTGACACCATGCGACCCGCGCGCACCTGGAGGGCGAGAGCATTTGTGCCGGTGACGGCAGCAACGGTCAGGCCCATCTTGGCAACGCAGTTACCCGACTTGATATCGATCTCAGACGTGGTGCCCGTGGTCGGCGAGCTGATGACAGCACGCCCACCAACTACCGTGACAAGTGCCGTGGTGTCGGCTTCGATGACGGCTTTGACTTCGGCCGCGGTAACGGCCGCGATGCTGGCTACGTCGCCCGTGCCGGCAACCGCTGCGTTGAACGTCATGTCAGAAGTGCCACCAGCGACGATCGCAATCGCGGACTCGGTGCCGAGCTTGTCTGATTTGATCTTGACGTGCGTTGTGCTGGCTTCCGCCGAGCCGCCGACGATCTGCGCGTTGATCTGGTTGATGATGCTGGCGGCGGTCGTTGTCGACCCGGAGAACGTGATCGTCTGCGTCGCACCATTGTCCACTTTGAGCTTGAGAGTCTTGGTGTCCTGATCGGCGACAGGATAATTCGTGGTGTCGATGACGTAGCCGGCGGCCGCGTCAAAAGTCGCGGTTGCATTTCCGGCGTTGTCAACATCGATCACGATGGTGTCACCCGCGGCGAAGGCATAGGGGCCGACTGATGCCGTGCGGCTTGCGCTGGTAGCCGTTCCCGGCCCACCGGTAAAGGACTTGGAATCGATCGCGGCGTTGCGGTTGTCCGCAATCTGCCCCGCGTATCCGACGCCCGCATTGATGCTGTAATCTGTCTGTGCCATGTTCTACCTCCGGCCCCGGGCGGCGATCATTTTCGCGCGCGGGTCTTCTGTCACGGGGGCGGGCTTGGCGATCGCATCCCCGATCTGTTGATTTTTGGATTTCACAACCGTGGTCAGGGTCAGGAAAGCGGCATCGATGAATTCCGCGGATTTACCTGCTACATCGATCGCGCCATCCGACAGCTTGACCACCGCCGCCGCTTTGATCTCTCCGGCGGACTTGCCAGCGGTATCAAGGTCGGGGCAGTGCGGGCGCACGGCATCAACCACTTTCAGGTGGTCGACAACGCGCCGCTGGATCTCGGCTTCGGTGTCCTCGGGCTTTGCGGCCGCTGCTTTGCTGGCCTCAAGCTCCCCGCGCAATCCGTCCGCGATCTTCTTCTGTGCTTCGATCTCCCCGGCCTGTGCGTCGATGGTCGCTTTCATTTTGTCCACGACTTCGACGGCCTGATCGGTGAGCTCGACGGTGATCCCGTCAACAACTCGTTTATTCATTTTCTGCTCCTTTTCGATCTGGCCGTCGGCCAGTCGGAAATCAGACCCGGCACGTGCCCGGTCTACAATTGCGATATGGTTTCCGATGATGCCACGCATGGCCCCATCGTATGCACCCCATGTGGGATCAATACCCGGCGTCCAGTCGACCGCGCACGAATATCCGAGACTCACTTCTTCGGTGCCGTTGTTGATGGCATCGATCGCCGCACGGTCCTGTATTACGAGGTCGGCTTCAATGTGCTTGCCGTCCACCGGCCGCACGTCGGACGCAAACCCGACCTGAAATTGTCGCACGTTCCCCGCGTCCACCATCGCGCCGAGCGGGTGCCCGAGTACCACAGGTTTGAACTTGAACGATGCGACGGACGCGCTGTCGAAGACCTCTTCCACCGGTCGCATCAGGCGAAGATCAGATCCTTCCGGCCGACCGCGCAAACGCTCGGGCAAATCAGAGTCGACAAAATCGATCCCTTTTTTGTACGCCTGTACACCCGGGCGACCAACACGCGCGGGTGCGATCAAATACCCCTCGGGGGTGATCGTCCGTGCGGTAAGTTTTGCGGCATCAAAAAAATCCATAATCCACGCCTCCGATCATAGTGTGCAAACAATTTTCACAACTTGTGAAGTTTTGGATCCGTGCAAACATTTTTTACACAAGGTTTCCGAAGTAAGGCTCTGCGTAGCACCGGCACTGGATATCGTCCCCTGGGTGTCCGGTGTCGGCGGGTGGTGCATCCCACTCGAAGATCTCCCCATCTTTCTCCGCGTGGGAATCCCTCACACGTTCATCCTGTGCAGTGCGCCAGATATACGATGTCACCCCGGCGTCGACCTGCCGGATTTCGTTCAGGTTCGCATTGAGCTTTGACACTTGGTCGCGGGCGATCCGGCGGGCTTTGTAAAATCGCTGTGGGTCGTCGGGCGAATACTTCGCCAGCACCATTTGACGGATTGAAAATGCGTCGGTCCGCTCCCGGAAACCTTTTGTCAGTATCGCGCGGATCTCCATGTGCATTGACGCGGGCAGCGTAACGATCAGTTCCGCGCTTTGCTGTTGCGCCTGCACCATCGCCGCACGCACCGCACGGTCGCCTGTTACCATGTCGATCTTGATGCCCACCGCACTGTTGAAAAGTGCTTTGAATTGCGCACGCTCAACGTCGCTTACTCGCTTGACGTGCTTCGCGGCGATCTTATTTGCAAGGATCTGTAACTGCTTTCCCTGTGTGGCGATCTCGTCCAGCGCGTTCATGATCGCCATTGTCCCGAGGTCGTCAGCGATCTGAAAAGTACCATCACCAACATTGGTGATCCCTGTTGCCGTATCCCAGTATTTATCGATCATCGGCAAAAGAACCGACTCGACTTTGTTGATGTACGGCCGGACGATCTCCCGCTCGATTTCCAGAAAAAAAGCCGTCTCCAGAGACACCCGCGGGGCGAGTGATTCCGCTGCGCGCGTCGCCCGCACTTTCTGCCCTTTGAGCAGTCGCGCCAGTCTCTGCTGTTGCGGTGTCAGCGTCATCTTGATTTCAACACGGTCACGGTCTTACCCGTCCACGCCCCGCGCCGCTTCTGATTCTTGCGCCACAACACCCGGCCGACAGGCGACGACACGGCGAGCCATGCGAGCCACGCCTTGCCGACGGCGCCGCGGGACGCAACCATCGATCTGAAAAGCGCATTTGTCTCGCGGAAAGTCAGAAAGTGACAACTGAAATTTGCATCATGTATCAATGCCGCCGCAAGCAGATCGAGATCATCATTGTCGATCAGCGACCGCACGAACTTCGGAACGCTGGCAAGGTCGGTGATAAACCCCGGATAGAACCTGTACTGTATCCACTTTGAATTTTTCCACACCACGGTGATCGTCAATGTGGAAAGCATCACATGCAACTGGTCGACATCCCCGAACAAGTGCAGGTCGGACGCCGGCGGGGTTTCTACATTCTTGGTCAAAAGATCTTTCTGTATCTCGCCCCATCGGTCGATCTCCACCCGGCGGAAGTCGAAGAACCCGTGTTCTTCTACTGACACATTTTCAATCTTCATTATGCACCCCCGAAGATCGGATCAGGTATAGGCGCCGCGCTCGGGTTGTATGCCCCGGCGATCCTGCGGGCATCCAACTCTCTGATGCTTGGGATTGCCGTCATGATGATCGCGACCGCCGCGTCCACGTCCAGCGTTCCCGCTTTGACCTGTGCGGATATGTCCACAAGGCTAGCCACCTGTGCTCCATTCAACACTTGCGCCTGCACGTTTGTAGTCGTGTCCAGCGGCTGATCGGCTGTCGGCTGTGGTGCCATGTCATCGGCATTGTCATCGGCTGCGGTGGTGCCTTCTGTGGTACCTTCTATGGCTTCCATTGAGTTGACGTAATCACCATCAAGCGATGGGTACACCGCGGACACAAGCAACTGCCCCGCGACGTGCGACGGAAGGATCACGCCGTTTGTCATGTGGATCGCCGCGGTCTCGGCTTTTGTTTTCTCCATTGTTGCAACTTCAATATCTGACATCTGCCATAGCGAATTGAATTCATATCCCCAGTCTGTCGGCATATCGCCAAGTACCGACCGCACCAACACTTGATCCAGTTGGTTCAACTGCTTCGCAAGGCAGGTCTCCTGCTGACCGGAAATCATGTCGTAGTAATTTTTGAGATCGCCCTCGCCCGTTGCATTCAAGCCCTTTGCAGACTGCCCGAGAAAGCGGGTCGCCGGAATGTCAGACGCGCTGCAAACAAGCGACAGTAATTCAGAGATCAGATCTGAAAGCCCGGCGAATTGCGTCGGGTACTTTGCGTAGTCCTCATTGTCTTTGTCGATGATTAGCGTCTTGTTGATCGATTTCGTGAGCGTCGCGATCTCAAATCTCTTGAGCAGCGCGCCCAGTTTGTTCTTATCCATCAGCCGGCTGAAAAGATCCTTGACGCCGATCACTTCGATCGATGCCTCATAGATCATTGACGCAACCGACTGCGATGCTGTGGACGCGCTGAGAGCATCCGCATAAACCCGATTGCACACCGACCCACCCCAGTATTGATTGCGCTCAAATTCCCGACAGGGCAACTTGATGCCGTCAAACCGGATCACGCGCGACGGGTGCACGGCCGTCCCGCCGTTGATGTAGTACATGCTCGGCAGGCCGAACCCCGGCCCGGGCGTCCGCTCTACACTCTGCGTAGATATGTCCCACCGATCCATAACAGTTAGACTGACAAGCCCGCCGCGCGCAACGCTGCGCGGGTTCAGCGGATCGGCCAGTCCATTTGTCCCCTGGTCTTCGGCGCCGATGATGATCACCGACCCGCCGTAAAGCCGCGCCCACTTGACCGCGGAATTAAACGCCCCGCGCACGTCGAGATCCTCTTCGGCTTTGATGAACTGATCGATCTGATCGGGCGTCAACGACGGGCACGCCGGGCGCCTCCATTTACGTGTCATGTCATCGGCGGGAATGTCGACCACTTTACCAAAAATCCAATTCTGATAAAGCGTGTCGAGCTCGGTCTGCGACAACACAACCTTTTTAAACTCGCTGTAGGTGTGCTTGTCGCGCGACGTGCCAAGACCGCTTACAAGGTTCACCAGATTGTCGACTATTTCAACCATCACAGATCACAGCGTACACGGCCCGCCGCCCCTTTTGCATAAAGGTACACATCGATCGCCGCCGTCGCACTGATGATCAACGGCTCAGTCTCAACCATGGCGATCCCTTCATCTTCGGTAGTCGGCGCGGCTTCACCCGTCATACGGTACGTTTCTAGATATGCCGACGGCGAGAAGTCAGCAACTTTGATCATACCGGCGGTAACAGCGGTTGCAACTTTCGTCCATGCGTTGACCGTGCAATTTTTAAAGATCGGGTTTGCCATTTCAAAATTCCTTTCATCGCGCCGTGCGCGTTAAACCGCTGTATAAAATGCAATCAGATCCCAACCATCTCCTGCGTCATCCACGGCCGTGCCGCGTTGCGGGGCGCGTAGTACTCGACTCCCGTCTGTGGAACTTCCCACGCATCAGTATCAACTCGTTTGAGCTTGGCCGCGCTGGTCTGCAAAGCATCCGCCTGAGTTAGTGCAGTGACTCGCGCGTCAACTGCCGTCTGGTCAAGACCCACAGCAAGATCGGTCTTCACTCCGTCGATAGTAATACTGGTAGTTGTTGCGGATACTTCCGACCCGCCGCCTGTTCTATTTCCGATCTGTGTCATATTCCCTCGGCTTTCAGTTGTTGCTGTGGAGGATCATTAGATAGCCCCATCTATTTCATCAATTATAGCCTGAGCTTGTTCCAAGGAAACACCATAACAATGTGCTATTCCCCATGCATACCCGCAATTTTTTGCACCCTTTTCTGCCAACTCGCAAGCAATCTTATTCCAACGATCTGATGAGATCACATCTGTTTTCTGCTGCTTGTTTGAGTCATGAAAACTTTTATTGGCCAGAATTATGGCCGCGACTTTATTGATGTCTCCACCGATCGCCGATCCTGTGGTCAGTTTATTCTTTATTGCGGTTTTCATCTGCTACCACCTCGGAGCGCTCCTGCAAATTTGATACTCAAAACTATCCAGCCATATCCTGCGCATAGTCGTCCCGGCATTCTTTTTTATCTTTGATCCAAAATACAAATACTGCGACGATGCAGGAATATTTGTTGTACTGGATCCGGCATAGGTATGGCCGATCCAAAAATCAACTCTCGTACCTGCGCTGTTAACTACAAAAGTCAAGGCATAGTTTGTCCCTGCTGTCACTGTAACTCCGCTATTTACCGCAGTAGGCGTAGAGCCCGATATTGAATAGCCATGCCAAGTAGTCAGGCCGGATGCGTTAGTTGGTGCTCGCAACAATATCCCATTTGTCCCCTCTAGTGCATTATTCGTTTGCCATAGTCCCATTTCATAGGCAAAGTCTTCTGCCGAAGATGGGAGAGTGGGTATGTTGATATGATCTCTGATAAGGATTGCCCCGCCTCCTACGTTGACGGTTCCGCTGAAATTGCTCGTACATCCAGTTGTGTCTGTGCCGGTTTGTTGATCGGCCAAACCAACACAACCTGCTATAGTGGCTACAGAGCTGCCTGTAGCTGCTCCTGCGCCTGTGTTTGATATTAACCAACCTTCCCCGAGGGCATACGTGGCGTTAACGAAAAGGAAATCATCGAATCGGTTAATGCCCGGATCTGGGTAGGCAGCGCGAATTACAGAAACGCGCCACGTTCCCGCCGAACTCGCGGCTACCAAAGTTATCTCAACGGTATCTCCCGGCTTGATCCATGCCAGCAGCGTCCCGACCGCTCCATTATCCACCGTGATAAACTCACTGCTCAGATTCTTGATCTTGCGCGTCCATCCGACCGGCATGGCTGAAGCGTTGGGAGTGCGGACAATCTGCCCGCTGGCCGATCCGGTGAACGCCTTTGTCAACGCGCCGGTGGCCGTCAACTGGTATACGTTGTCCGTAGCCGTGGCGATGATGGCCACCTCGCCAAGCGCATCCAGAGCGGCCTGTACGTTGGTTTCCGTGACCCATGTACTTGCGGCATGTGTTACTGCCGACGCGGCCACGCTTCCCACCGCTGCCGCCGTGACGGTTTTCGCGGTGCGGATATCTGACACTTCCCGAAGTGCCGCTTTTTTGATGGCCACGTCGAAGGTGCTTTTGTATTCGTAGATCAGCTTGTAGAGAGGTCTGATTTCCTGATCTGCGAGTGACGGATAAAGCGCCCGGATGGATTCCCACGAATTTGCCTGCGCCGCCGTGAGAGTCGTGTATTCCGCGCCGCTGGACACGCTCTTGATCTGCTTGCCGTTGCGCGGGTCTTGAAATGCGTACAGATAGTAAACCACGAAATTGCCGCTGCTCGGCACCGTGCGAACTCCTGCCGACGTGATAAATTCGATCAGGTTTCCAGCGCTGAACGCAAACGGAAACCGGCCGCTGTCGATGTTCGAAAGTAGTCCGCCGGAATCCTGATACCGCACAAGGAATTTGCCGCCGTTTGAAGTCGTGAGGCTCGCGGGGGTATTCGTGCCGAGGTCTTGCGTCCACTGTGACGACCCCGTACCGTTGGTAATCGAATACAGCAGATTGTCGTCGATGTTCAACCCGCCGCTCATGCCGATGCATGTATTCAATCCGCTGGCGTTAGGAGTACCGCTCGCGATTGCGTTGCTGAATATCTCTTGACCACTGTACCAGATTGTTCCCTGTCGGTGCTTCCACGCATGATCCGCGGCGCTAATGTCGTTCGAGTGCGCTTCCCATGCTTCACCGACTGAACGCGCCGAATCCGGCGATAGTGTGGCATTCCACAGAATTCGGTACACCGGAGCAATGATGTTGAAATCATCCCACGCAAGTTGCGTTGTAATCGGATCGCCCGCTGCGTCGAAGTAAAAATACCACATGCCCGAGGTGTTCGTGAACGCCGGGAAATTTACCGCGCCAGTTTTCTCATGCTTTGTCACTACACCGCCGCCGTCAGTGTGAAAATGAAAGTACCCAAGCGGCGGTGTAATCGTGAGAACTCGCGTCGTGTAATCGATGGAAAAAGCAGATGCTGGCAAAGGTGTCTCGGTACAGATACCGGGGAAGGCGTTTCCTTTTTTATCATTCAACTCACTCGTCGCGCCAAGAATAGATTTTTTTGCTGTTGGGAATTCTGAAATCCCTGTCTCCGACAAGGCAATTGGAAGTGCGGTATTGCCATCCAAGAAAGTAGTCTTGTCGGCGGAAGCGAGGGTAACATCTCCACCTGTCGATAGAGCTTGAAGATTAATAGACCGGTTTACCCCTTGTGCGATGATAGCAACATCCGTTGTAGTGGCCGTGATAGCTACCGCTGCGCCCGTAACAGTTGCTGTTCCTGCCGCAATCAGAGAAGCATTTGCCGTTCCGCCAGATTGCAACTTAGCCGCTGCGCCTGATGATACTATATCGATTGCTCCCGCAATGGTCGCCGTGCTTCCGGCGTCAAGAACTGACTGTAAAGTCGATGCGCTAGACACCTCACTGTGTATCTCGTTGATCGATCCGATAATACTTTGCGATGTTGTGTCGAGAGCAGTTTCGCCACCTTCTGAAAAAGAGATCGGCGACGTGGTGTTGACATCTTGAAAAGTCAGCGGGCCATACTGATTGGCCAGTATCAGCCCGGCTGTACCGCCTAATACAACCTGCTGAAAATCATGATCGCCTGAACCAGTAGACACGATCTGACGAGCCAGTTCACTTTTCGCGTAGTCCTGAATTGGGGCGCCAGACAGAATTGCCTTAGTGACGTATGGTGCCCCGGTAACTTCAACTGTCTGTCCGTTGTCATATGCAGTCTGTCTGTTGACGACGGTTGTCATATCGAGGCCTTTAAAAGTCTCCGTCCCAGCATCGTACCCTAGCACCATTTGATCAGTGAGCCCGGCGATCACCACCGGCACGCCGTCAAGCTGGTCTGCGTTCTGCGGGTCAGTCAGGCGACCGCGTATTGGATCACCTCCTCCAGTTGCATGAGTCGCCGCGTGGTCGGGCACATAGCCCCCGTCTCCCGGCACGAATTGATCGAGTCCGGCGTCGTACACCAAGGATTGACCATCGGCGATACCATCCGTATCCACGCCGATCCCGTTTATCTGATCAGCGTTCTGCGGATCGGTCAGGCGCCCGCGTATCGGATCACTTCCACCTGCCGGATGCGTCGGCGCGTGCGGTGCGGTAATGCCCTCAGTAGCGCCGCCCGTCTGCGTGGCAATTGCATTTTTGATCAGCCGTACTCTGTCGTGTATCGTGGTCATTGGTCCTCACATCCCGACAACGGCGGAGTAATCCACCTGCGGGCAATTTATCAGATAATGGTCAATCGCGTCCAACATTGGATCTATCTGGTCATCATGCGCGTGGCTCATGGCCGCGTTGAATTTCTCAACTTCCAGTAAAAAGTCTTCGACCCAGTAGCCCCGTTGTGGGACCACCACCTGCCCGCGTTTGATAAATGGCGCCGCACCAAATGCGCGTGACACTTTATCAGTCGCGCGCTGTATGCCGATGATCTCAGGTGCCCCACGCAACTTCGGATCGCTGCCTTCGAGTATCCGTTTATTGATCGACTGTATCAACCCCGTACCGCTGGCCTTGTCCTCGACCGCAATCATGCGAGGCGGCGTGGAGTTGACCGCGCTGTCATATTTCCATCGCTCTATAAATTGCGAAAACTTGAGATCAAGATCGGGCGCCGGCCATTTGCCCCGCACCTGATCAAGCAAGTAGATCCGATCGTCCTCACCATACCCCCAAAACTGGAAAACAGAAAAGTCGTTCCGTTCGCCCGTCTTCATCGCGGTGTCGGCGAAGATCGCCGTTTGCGTGATCTTCACACGACGATCATCGATCTCAATCTCAGCGCGCCCACCGTGGTATGCGTGATACCGAGGGAACCAAGATCGCTGTATCATCGCCGTCTCGGTGCT